CCATAAACTCAAAATAATCCGCTACGCCATTGACCACTGTACGCACCACTGTGCCAAAGACTTCAAACTTCTTGTACGCCGCAACAAGCGCCACGCCAAGCGCAACAATGCCAACAGTAATCAGCACTGCAGGGTTAAGCGCCATTGCCGCGTTGACTAATAATGTTGCCCCAGCAAGCAGGCCCAGACCTGCAACAACTGCTGCTAATAGATCAGGATTAGCTTCTGCCCATGCGCTAAACTTTTGCACCACCGGCAGCACTTTTTCCATAATTGGCAAAAATGCTTTGCCAATGCCCTCTTTAGTTTCATCAAATGCAATGCCTAATTTTTTCATGCCGCCTTCAGCAGTGTCAGCGGCTGCTTTTCCAGCGCCGCCAAAGTTTGCCTCTAATACTTTTTGCACGTCAGACAGGCTTGCGCCATCTTTAATCATTGCTTTAACTTCTGGGCTAAGACTGTTAAGCCCTTTCATGTTGCCTGCATAGGCTTTTGCCAGTGCGTCAGTGACATCGACCAGCGGCCTATTGGTCGCTGCGGCTACGTCAGTGGCTAATTTCATCAGTTTTGTTGCTTCTGCTACATCCTTTGTAGCGACCACCAACTTCTGAAACGCTGGCCGCGCCTCATTATCCGAGATAGCAGCAGATTTGCCCAAACTGCTAATAAATTTTTCTACGCTTTTAACCTGGTCATCAGTAGCGCCAGTGCTCTGTTTAATTTGGCGTGCCAGGCTTGCTTGCGCTGCCTCATCCTCAATGGCTGCTTTAACGCTTGACCCGATAACGCCTACTACAGCAGTAAGTGCAGCGGCTGCCGGTATCGCTGCTTTCTTAATTGCAAACTGTGCCTTTTCGCTGGTTGTTTCCAGTTGCTTAAACTGTTTAATTGCAGACTTAATGCCTTTGCTATCAAACTGACTGACAATAGGAATTGAGATCATTGCAGTTCTCGATTTACTTTATTAACCACGCGCAATGATGCCTGCTCAATCTCGCGTGTGATCTCACGGATCTTGCTGTAGACCGCTGGGCCAAATAGGCGCGTGCGACCTTTTGCTGGCGTAGCGCCCAAATTGGTAGCCAGCACGTTGCTTGTCTTGCGGCCTGCTGTTTCATAGATAGCAGTGGCTTGATCTGTCTGCTCAATAGTGATGACCGATGCAGAATTGCGCCGTGTGTCAAGTTTGACCTTTACGCCCTTTTGCGCTTTTGTTACGCTGTAGGGGAATAACTTGCGGCTGCCGTTTGTCCACGTCTTAGCCATGCCGGACAGCGGTACACCTAGCGATGCGTACCTGCTGCGCGCCACATCAAGCGCTGGCGCTGCAATCTGATTGAGTTCTGCTGCAAACTGTTTACGCAGGCCAGGCTCAATTTTGTTCAGCGATGCCACTGCCTCACGGATGCCTACAATCTCGGTCTTGGTAGTAACGGTCATCTGGTCTGCTTTCTGGACTCGTTAATTAGTCTAATGCAAGACGCTAGGTCAGATGTCTGAAACTCAATGTGCGGCGGCCAATAACCAGTCTCGATCAGTAACTGACAGAGTGCTAGTCGGTAGCCGCCTTCGTAGGGAGTGCATCGTCTTGATCTACCACTTCGAGCACTGTGAGCCGCTTAATAAACGTGTCTAATTCGCCAGGTATGACAATGCCTGCAATCTTGCTGGCTTCATACGCCATGAACGCTAGATCCTCAATGCCAATGCCGGCATCAGCAATGTTGCTGGCCTTGCGCTTGAATCTGCGTTCCCATGCCACGATGACATAAAGATTGGTGGTGACTTCGTATTCGCCTTCACCTTGATTGACTTTCAGCGTTAGTTGCATCCTGCCGCCTGCTTTCTGTTAGTTGTAGATCAGGTTACGTCAGCGCTGTACGCGCCGCCTTGTGTCGTGACTGTGACCATGCCTAGTTCGCCAATGGTGGCAGCAATGACATCAATGCTTTCTAGGTATGTGCCTGTAAGCGTGAATCCAGGGTTAGTTGCAGAATCGGCAGCCGATGTCGGATTGACCACAACGGTGATGGATGTGCCCACTAAATCTTTTAGCGTTGCGTAAGTTTCGCTGGCGCCATAATTTTGCATGAACTCGCCAGTGAACGTGGAGTTCTCCATGCCACCGACATAGACACGATTAGTGCTGCCAAATGCAGACGATTCAAGCGCCTCAATAGTACGCGTGATTGTTGCTGACTTGCACTGATCGGACAAATCAACAGTAGCGATTAAGACCTTTGCGTTGCCAAGATAAGTTGTTGTAGCCATGATGTCTCCTTAGATTTGAGCCACCTGCCACAGCGATTTGATAATAACACTTTTTAGAACTTCACGCCTCTGCTTTTAGGCTCATTGTCATGTTGTAGGCAGGGTATGTTGCGCCACCAATCTCCACGCTGCCTGGCTGACCAGACATGATAATGATGGCGCTAGTTTGCACCAGCGCGCAGATGCCAAGAATCTGACGCAATACCGGCAGACCAGCAGGCCCAGATCCGATGACCTTGATAGGGAAACTCATCTCAATGACCTTGCCGTTGCCTGCTTGTGTCTCCCATGATGGCGCGTCTATAAAGACGCAATTTGGCACAATCTTTGTGGCATCGGTAATCACGCGCAAGCCCACTACAGCAGTGAGCGTTGCGGCCACGTCATCAATAGCCTCGTTAAATAAATCGGTGTAGGCCACTAGGCAACCTGTGGTCGATCGATGCCAAGCAACTGCTTAATCATCGGTGTCATGGCATTAACACTGCCGCCGCCGCCGTTCATGCCGTCAAACGTGGCAAACGTATCTTGAACGCTGCCCCTAGCGCGCCACAGAGCCGATGAATACATCAGCGTGCCAAGCGTGACATCACCAGATGGCGAAGTTGCCAGCGCGTCCCCTGTGTATCCGGACTCTTGCCTTCTGCGCCAGCAAAACGAATTGCCAGCCGAAACAGCCTGCGTCAGCAGTGTGTAGTCATCAGATGGATTGGTGATAGTGCCAGCGCCTAAATACGTTTCAAGTTGCGCGGCCGTGACCCATGTGCAGGTCTGTGTGTAAGCAATCGTGCCGGTGGCTGTGGCTGTGCGATCAACATCACCTGTACCGACAACAGCGAACAGCACCTGGTTAGGGATTGGCACGTTTGTGTTGAACAGCAAGTCACCTTGCGAGTCCAGGCCGATGAACTCATACTCTGGCAAGTCATAAACAGTTTGCGTGCCGTTAAATGGCGCGGCAACGCTGGCTACCGTAATTGATTGACCAACTGCTATTTCAGAGTTAGTAAGTGTCTGCAGCACTGCATAGTTGCCTAGCAGTGTCTTGAACGTAACTGTGTATGTAGCCATCGGCGGTAGCCGCCTTCCTGACTATGCGGTTGTAATGGCTTGGATGCAGACAGGGATGTTGGCAAAGGTTGCGATGTAGCCGTAGAACGTTACGTTGCGACCTAGCAACTCAGCATCCTCGACTGTCATGATTCCGCGCACATCCTCGTAAAACGAGAACGCGCTTGTCGGTGATCCCTTTGGTGTGTGAGCCACAATCATTGTGCCTGATGCAAAGTTATTGCTCACAACAACTTCAAGCCCCAGTGGGTTCATGCTGTTGTAGTTCAGGCCGGTTGATCCGCCAAGACCATTGGTGACAATGTTGTTGTTTGCGCCAACGTAGCCAAACAATGGTCGTTTGTCCACGTCTAACTGACGGCCCAATTTTTCCCAGACGTTTGGTGCACAATAAATGTGAGTTGGGAAATAGTTGGTGTCCTCAGCCATCTCGCGTGCTGCGTCATACAGTGCATCCACCAATGATGTTGGATCAGTCTGTGCAAATGTCCAGGTGCTACCTGACGCAGTTGCTGCAGAAACAAGCGCATCAGAACACACATCATCCGTGCGGATCATGTATTCCCCAGTGAGGTCGTTAATAATCGTCTGGAGCGCTGGGATTGCCGTGAAGTCGATGTCCTGTTGGGAGATAAACACGCCGCCGGCTTGGGTACTTTTTGTGACGGTATTTGCACTAAGCGTCATCTTTGTTGACTGCACTGCAGAGCCTTCAGTTTGTGTGCTTACTGCAGTGTGCTGCGTAATCTTTGTGCGCGTAAACGTCTTTGATGGCGTTGCTGGCATCGCTGATACGCCCAGTGCTGTGACCGTAGGACGCATGAAATTCAGATCCTGTATCACAGGGCCCAACAATCTTTGCTCAAGCAAGCCAGGAGTGTCAGAAGTGAGGTCTTGAGCTAGAGCAAACTCAAGCGCTGTTGAGTTCTGCTTTAAGTTGTCCTTGAACGCAGCGTTGACTGCGCGAAACGTATCGCCGCCAATGTGCATCGCTGCCATGTACTCGGCACTTGATGGCATCTTAAACGCACGTTTTGGCGTAGCAAAGATTGGCGCTGCTGCCTCAATGACTTCTGGTACTTCCGGTGTTGCTTCCATCTCTGGTTCTCCTACTTGCTCGGTGGCTGTGCCGGAATCGCCGCTGTCATTATTACACAATTCATCGCCGTTTGCATCGGAACTTGCAGCCACT